ACACTGCGATAGTTGCGGTGCACCTACAGGTCATGCTGGGCCAGGCGAAGATAGTAATGTAGATGACAACGGAAATGTTTATTGCGATGATTGCTATGCTGATGAGCAAGGTGTGGCGGAAGGTGAATACAATCCTGATACTTTCGTAGGCAAAAAAGGAACATACAAAGGATATGGCATAACACAGGAAGGCCCATACCAATGGGGTATCAGTTCTAGTCTTAGAAAATTCTCCACGCTGGCGGGTGCTAAACGACATATTGATAAGGTCTTGGTAGTGTCAGAGCAAGGTGTGGCGGAAGAGTGGAGTAAAAAGTACAAGAGTAGCATTAACTGTAGTCATCCAAAAGGCTTTAGTCAAAAGGCTCACTGTGCTGGTAAGAAGAAGCACAACGAAAGTATGATGACATTAGAAGCAGTATGTCCAGATTGTGGTATGTGCCAAACACACGGCAACCTTAATGAGATTAAGAAAGGTGCTAAAGACTCAAACGGATTTACTAAGTGCTGGCCAGGACATCATGCGGCAGGTACTAAAAAAGGTAAGAATGGTGGACAGGTTCGAAACTGTGTACCTAATGAAAGTGTAGCAGAAGATCACGAGATACAAATGGCCAGCAGTGAATTACAAAGTGCTTACATTAATGCTAAAAAATTGTTCGACATTGTCAAACAACGCAGTGAGGAAGAAGGGTTAGATGCTTGGCAACAAAGTAAGATAACCAAAGCCGCAGACTACTTAAATAGTGTGTTGACTGCAATAAGAGGCGAACAAACTGAAGATTACGGTATGAACGGATATGCAACCTATGCCGGTACTAATCATGGTCGTGGCGTAGCAGAAGATGCTTATATGGAATCTCTAGCTCAACAACTAGCAGAAAAAATTCCTAAAAATGCTCCTGTAAAAACCTACATAGATGATTTTGCCAAGGCAGCAAAAACTCCAAATGCCAAAGGTCATCATCAGTTTAAAAACAAGAGCCCAGAAAAAGTCCGTCAGATGGCCATCGCCGCTAGCTATGGTGCCAAGAACCCAAGCAAGAAAAAATGAAACTAAGAGACTTTACTGAAAAAGATTACAAGATACACGGTAGGAAACACCTAGACAAGTATCTCGTGGAGCTGTGCAGTAAAGTAATTGAAGGAAAGCAGACCGATCCTGAATTATACGGAATGGTTGCTGCCGGAATCTTAGATAACGATCATAATTTTGTTTGGGGTGTAAACACAGCCGCAGAAGATGGTACAAGGAAACACGCCGAACGTGTGGCAATGGAAAAGTATGTCGAGCAATACGGCGAACCAAAAGAAGGCTGTATTATGCTAACCACACTTAGCCCCTGCAACGAAGATGGCACCAAAATGGCCGACGAGCGTTATGGTGAAAGTTGTACTGATATAATTAATAACAGCAACATTCGAAAAGTCTATTGCGGTTATTTAGATCCTAGCCAAGATAACGAACACAACGAATACACGTTGGAAGAAACCGAAAATACTCATATCAAAAATCTTTCCAAGAAGTTTGCAGATACCTTTTTGGATAAAGTAGATGAAAATTTTGCAGATGGTAAACATCCTGGACGCAAAGGTCTTGCCAAACGATCAGGTGTCAATACCAAAGCATCAGTTAGCAGTCTACGCCGAACTGCTAAACACAGCACAGGCGAAAAAGCTCGTATGGCCCACTGGTTGGCTAATATGAAAGCCGGTAGAGCAAAAAAGAACAAATAATAGTTGACTTTGTCTCCTTGTCTAGCGTATACTTAGGCACAAGGAGATTTTTTATGAGTAAAGCATTTGGCGCACCAGAGCAAGCAAAGATCAAACAAATTGTCGCAGAAGGTTGCACAGTTATGCAAGAAATTTCAGACCTAACTGAAGGTTTGAACGACACAATTAAAGCAGTAGCAGAAGAACTAGAAGTCAAGCCTAGTGTTATCAAGAAGGCAATCCGTATTGCACTTAAAGACCAATGGGATCAAGTATTCCGTGAATTTGATGATTTGGAAACTATCGTTGATATCAGTGGTCACGCAAATCGCAGAGAAGATTGATGTTGGATGCTATATTTGGCCCAACTATACGATGGATTAGAGATGATTGGGCAAGTCATCCTTTGCGTTTTTGCGTTGAGTTGCTTGCTTGGGCTATCAGTATTGGTTGCTCAATCACAATGGCAACCACAGTCCCTAACCCTCCTCTTATTATACTATACCCTATCTGGATTACTGGCTGTGCTATGTATGCTTGGAGTGCGTTCACTCGTCGTAGCTTTGGTATGTTGGCTAACTACATCTTGCTAACAACTATCGATAGTATCGGTTTAATCCGTATGCTAACCGGTGCATAATAAATATTAATGAGAAAGGTTAGATCAGCCATAAATGATCCTGCTGGTATTTGCAAGCCGAAAATTGCAAAGGAGAAAATTAATGAGTTATGTTGATGCGATCTGGGATCGCGAGAAAGATATCGTTCGTGTTGTTGAACGAGACCCAAAGGCAGGCAGAACCTATCACGATTATTCTGCCAAATATATGTTCTATTACCCCGACCCTAGGGGAAAGTTCCGTAGCATCTACGGAGACAGTCTAAGCAAAGTCAGTGCTAAGAACTGGAAAGAATTTATCAAAGAACAAAAAATACATTCAGGTCACAAGCTATTTGAAAGTGACATCAATCCTGTATTCCGTTGCCTAGAAGAAAACTACTTAGGAAAAGAACCTCCAAAACTAAATGTAGCGTTTTGGGATATTGAGGTGGACTTTGATCCAGAACGTGGCTATGCATCACCAGAGGATGCGTTTATGCCAATCACTGCGATCGCTGTTCACCTGCAATGGTTAGACACACTTATCTGTTTGGCAATACCTCCTAAGACACTAACAATGGATCAGGCAAAAGAACAGGTTAAAGATTTCCCCAATACTATACTGTTCGAAACAGAAGGTGAGATGCTAGAGACATTTCTAGATCTTATCCAAGATGCCGATGTACTAAGTGGGTGGAACAGTGAAGGCTTTGATATGCCCTATACTGTCAACCGTATTATTAAAACTTTGAGCAAAGAAGACACTCGCAGGCTTTGCTTGTTCGATCAATTTCCCAAGAAAAGAGAGTACGAAAAATATGGAAAGGCCGCTGTTACTTATGACCTTATTGGTCGTGTTCATCTGGACAGTCTCGAGCTGTACCGCAAGTACACATACGAAGAACGCCACACATATCGATTGGATGCAATCGGAGAAATGGAAATAGGCGAGAGCAAGACTGTCTACGAAGGTACATTAGACCAACTATACAATAATGACTTCCGTAAGTTCATCGAATATAACCGTCAAGACTGTGCGCTGTTAAACAAGTTAGATAAAAAATTAAAGTTCTTAGATCTAGCAAATACTATCGCCCACGAAAATACTGTGTTGCTACAGACTACAATGGGTGCTGTGGCTGTGACAGAACAGGCTATTGTAAATGAAGCACACCATAGAGGGCTAATCGTGCCAAGTCGTCCTAAGCGAGATGATGCAGATACACAGGCCGCAGGTGCTTATGTCGCTTATCCTAAAAAAGGCCTCCACGATTGGATCGGGTCAATGGATATTAACTCACTGTATCCATCTGTTATTCGTGCCCTAAATATGGGTCCGGAAACTATTATTGGTCAATTACGCCAAGACTATACCAAAGAAGAAATCGAAGCTAAGATTGCCAAAGGCAATAGTTTTGCCGCAAGCTGGGAAGGTAAGTTTGGTAGCAACGAATATGAGCTAGTTATGGCACAGGATCGATCTCAGGATATTATCGTAGATTGGGAAAACGGCCAGACTGATATTATGAGCGGGGCACAGATTTATGAAATGATTTTCGAAAGTGGCAAACCTTGGATGATCAGTGCCAATGGCACAATCTTCACTCACGAGCGTGAAGGTATTATTCCTGGTCTGCTAAAACGCTGGTACGCTGAACGTAAAGAGATGCAGGCCAAACTAAAAGATGCAATTAAAGCGGAGAATAAAATTGAAGAAGAATATTGGGATAAACGTCAATTGGTTAAGAAAATTAACCTCAATAGTCTGTATGGTGCT